ATCCCATTAAACTGCCGTTACTTCTATATCTGCTACTTCATCCCAAAGATACCTGTTACCACCCAAACAAGCGTAAAGATTTAATACTTTAATCTTCTTCATCATTCACATATTTAGATTTAAAATTTGTCAAATTAAAGCCGAATAACTCTCTTTTGTTGTGCTTCATAGTTACACACCCTCTAATATGATCTCTATATGCTATCTCTTTGATTGACTTTATTGTCTTAAAGAAGTTCATACGTTTACGATTTTGGTTATTACCCTCGCTTTGTAGGTAACACTTGAAGCGAATTTCTCTGTCTAATGATTTCATAATTAAAATAGTTTAGTTTGTGCTTTATGATTGTTTATTCTTTGCATTGCTTTGTCGAAGTATTCTTTATCTAATTCACATGCTGTCAAATCAAATCCGTAATCGTGACACGCTATCGCAATGCTTCCGCTTCCTAAATGAGTATCTAAAATTTTATCTCCTTGCTTTGCGTAGTTTTCTAATTGCCATTTATAAAGATTGTACGGTTTTTCTGTGGGGTGTATTCTGTCTTGTGGCATTTGTTTTCTAAAACCATTCCAAGTAAATTTATAACGTCTAACTGCAGTCTTAAAACTACACCAAGCTAGCTCTCCATCAGCAAAATCACCATAACCATCTTTATCCCAAAACAACCAACAACTTGAATTTTTATTAATACTTTCTATAAAATGATTAGCACCCCAGATAATTTGATTTTTTGAAACTCTGAATAACTCATCAAAATATTCTTTTGAAGGTGTTGAATCATCCCAATCTTTCGCAGTATATTTTAATTGACTTTTACCTCTTGAGTGTATTTTTTTGCTTCCTTCACCAATCCCATACGGAGGGTCGCAAATTGCTAAATCAAAATAGTTGTCAGGGTAGCGTGACATTAACTGCATATTACATTCGTTTGTTATATTCATCTCACTTAACTTTAAATGTTTGTTCTACAATATTTCTAAACTCTTTTAAATTGTCTGTGTGTTCTTGTGCTAATTGGTCTTTATCTTCGTTGCTATTCTTCCAATACAAACTATTTGCGTTGCGTTCTAATACCTTAATTACATCGTTGGTAAAGAACTCAGGCATTACACTATTTAACTCCTCGTAGTATTCTATAAATAAAGGTGTCCAAGTTACTATTATACCGATTAATTTATCGTAGTGTTTTTTATCACTTAAATAGATTTGCTCTCTGTATTCTCGAGCTAACTTTCTTTTGTATTTGATTTGTGTCATAGTGCTAATCGTTTTAAATCGTTTTTTAAATTAGAAGTACATTCACGAAAATATTTATCTGTCTTTAGTTTTTGATATTGACCTAAATAATAGATGATAGTATCGTGTTTCAATTCAAAGAAACTACCAATAAACTGCAACGTCATGGTTGTGTTCTGTTTTAGATAGTTTACAAGCACTATTCTATTATAAACTAACATTTGCTTTCTACTTCTATTTTTAAGCCCGTATAATTCAATTAAATCTAATAACTTAATCGGCGTTTCTTCCGTAGGTTCTCCTTCTTCTGTCGGTGTGTATTCAAGGACTTCGTTAACAAATTTGTCTAAGCCAGTTAAATCAAATTGTATTTTCGTGTTGAACCTAATAGACTGTAAGATATTCAATTCATATCCTAAGTCTTTCAGCATTTGTAAATTCTTCATAATTTTTCTATTTCTTGTTTAACTTCAATATAATATTTAATTATTTGTTTATGCAAAATATATGGTTTTATATTGTCAATGTTTAATATCTCATCAACTGCAATTAGTGAGCAACTTATAGACATATCCCAATCCATTCCTCTCAAATTATAAAAATTATCTATTAACTCTTTTGCTTTTTCTTTTGGCGTCATATTGTTATCGGCTTATCAATTAATGCTATTGTTAATTCTCCACTTTCATATCTATAATTCTTATAGTATTCGTTCCATTGCACTTGATAACCTTTGTCAAATAATAGTTTCTCTAGTTCTGGATTATTCCACGCTAATAATAATAAGTTAAATTTTTTAATCTCAACACTAAAGAAGTTCTCTAAGTTCAATTCGTAGTGTAATTTTGTTGCTAAGTCTAATTTGCTTTTCATAATTATTTGTTTTTTGGTTTATATTCGTTTTTATCCCATCCTTGTTTAACTTTCCCTAATTCTACTGCGTACATTCCGAAGAACCACATGCTCCATTGATTGAAATTCTCGGGTCTGTCTTTTGGAAATACTGTTTTTGAGATTTTAATTGTTTTCATAATTTTAGTTTTTAGTTGTTTATAATCTTTTAATTTCTTCTTTTACTTCTTTCCAATATTCAGAATTATCAACTAATATCCAACCATCTCCTCCGTAATCTTCAATGCAAGGGTTTGAATTTAGTATCTCATCAACACATATTAAAGCACATTGTTTACTATGTTGTGGGTGCATTATACATAATGGTTTAATAGGTTCTAGTTTAAATTTTTCAACTAGTTGCTTTGCTTTTTCTTCTGCTTCCATAATATTAGTCTTGAATTTGTATTGCTTTTTTATTTTCGTATTTTTCACTAATAACAGTAAATAAAGCAACTTCTTTTGTATCTCCTAATTTTAATAATGAATTAAATAATTCTAATTCTATTTTATTAAAGTTAAATAATACATTGTTAAATTCTTTTTCTGTAATCTCTGATGCTAGTTTGTAAATTTCTGTTTTCATAATTTTAAGTATTAATTTGTTTTTGTATACGACAAATATAAGTACTCTTTATTGAACTCACAAGTTTTATTCACATTATTTTTAAAATAATTAACACAAAAAAATAACTGCCTAGTATTTAGACAGTTATTGATAAATTATTTTTTCTGAAATGACTTAACCACCTCTTTAAATTCGCAAATTCGCTCAATAGGTATCAAAGCCTTGACTATCTTTGCGTTGTTTATCTTCGGGCGTCCTGCTGAAGGGTAGGTAGTTTGCTGAATCTCCGTTGTATATTTCTTCTCTTTCTTCATAATAAAAATTCGGTATTGTTTCGTTTTCTTTTTTTGAACGGAGTAGCAATATTAACACTACTCCGATACAAGGCATGATTAATACTTTAGACATATCTTACTGATTTCAATTGCTAATTGTTCGCTTTCTGTTATCAAATCCTCTTCATTCTCTTTCAAAGTATCGTAGTACTTTCTAAAATAGTAGTGTGTACTTTCATGGAAAATTAAACCAAAGTCAATTAATAAATCATTTGTATAAGCACTTTCATTTATAAATAAATAATATTTTTTTGAGTCTGTTGGTAATTGGTTGCACATTCCATCTATGTACGTTCCGCCCTCTTTAATTCTTTCAAGACAATCTATTCTATTTAATCCGTGCAATTCATCAACTTCAAAATAATCAAACAAACTAATTGCTGACTCACCTACTAATAAGACTAAGTCAGCCTTTATGTCTACTTTAAACATTCTTAATTGATATAGAATTTTTGCTAAATGTTATTATCGGACGTTTAAGAATTTCTCCAGTGCTTTCATCTAAACTTGTCAAACTGCTTAAAGCAACTTGCTTATATTTGTCCTCAATCTCTTTTAAATTAGCCTTTGCGATTTGATACTCCTCAATGTTAGAATAGTCAATCATTCGTCTACCTTCTACTTTAGTAACTTTGAAGTTTCCAAAATTAAAAGTTTTCTCTGTACGTTTTTCTGCTTCCTCAATCGCTAAACTTTGCACCTCGATTTTAACTTTCTGAGCGAGGTCCTCAATCTCTTTCGCTTTTCCGTACAATTCTAACGGGTTTAATTCTCCATTTCTAACTGCTTCGATTAATATTCCGAAGTAGTCTTGCAATGTTGTTGGTGTTACTTCTATTACGCTTTGTCTTTGTAAATTTTCCATAATTTCTATTTATTTGTTATTTCGTTAATTTCTAAAATTTGTTTAGGTGTTAATGTATATGCTTTAATTAACTTATCAAATACATCTAATTCTAAACCTTCATATCTCGCAACCGCTTTATCAAATAAAAGTTCTGAGCAAATTGGTAATTGTTTAAGTTGCGGTTGACTGGCTAACTGCCCATCGTCGTCCATCGCTTGCATAGATAATAAACTTTGTAAAGTATATCTACGATAGTAAGTAATTGCACTCCCCATCGCCTGAGGTGTTCCAGTTGTTGGTAAATCAATAAATGATTCAATTGATTGTTCTGATTCAGCATCTACTATTCTAGTGTAAACTTTACCATTTTCAATAGGCTGTAAGAGTATTAAACCTTTCTCTAGTAGTATTGGCTCAACTGCTTCGATTAATGCGTTTATATCCGCATAAGTGTTTTTAAAATGTGGGTTAGTTTTTGTTTTTAAAACTTTTCCCATTTCTAATTTTGCTTCTAATAATTTTGCGTAAATTTTCATAATTCGCTCTCAATTGATTCGTAAATTCTTTCTTTAATGTCAATGATTTGATTTTCGTTAAATAAGTCTGAAACTTCCGTTTCCTGAACATAGATAAAAAGATCATACATTTGACCGCCTGACTCTGGCTCGTGTTCTGTTTGCTCGAAAATTGGGTAAATTTCAAATTCGCATCGTAAATCAATGCCTCTGTAATCGATTTTTGTTTCCATAATTTTTAGTATTTAGTTATTAATACTGCAAATCTACGAAACTTATTTGAATAAACAATACCTTTTATTATTTATTTTCACAAAAAAAAGCGAATGAACTAAATCACTCGCCTTAATTAACTAACCACCTAAAAATTATGAATTCAAATATAGTAATTATTTCTTTACAAAAAGTACTGCTTCCGCTTTTCTTCTCCTAACTAATCCGTTTAACACTTTACCGCCACCCATTATATAGTGAGAAACCCACCAATTAACAATATTCATTTCGCTAAATTTTTCATTAACCATTTTAAATAAAGTCTTTGAACTTCCACAATTCCAACAGAACGAAACCAAAGCATCAAATTGATTCTGTGTTAATGGCACTTTAATGTTATTTAAGACAGTCTTTTCGTATTTAGGTAGTAAGTCTAAAAACAATTTATTCGCTTCGTCTTGCGTTATCTTATCACCTAACTTTACTTTATTACCGTTTGTATAATAGGTGTTCCCAAAGCCAATTGTGTTTACTCCAGCACTACATTTATATGCAGTTAATTTGCAACCCTCAAAAGATTTAATTAAATCTATTCCTACCTGACTTGTTTTCATTTTGCTCAATAATTAAAATTACTACTATCCCCAACAATATAGCGAAAGTCGAAATCATTGTTTAGTCAACTTTGATATAGCACTAACTGTGGTGCCTACCGTTACGAGTACTGCACCCACAGACGCAGTAACTGGGAAACTAATTAAAGCACCGCCTATGATACCAATTCCAATACCTATGTTGATTAATTTCTTAAAGAATCTAGGTGTTTGGCTATTCCATCTTTTTGTTATTTCTTTCATATTATTTATATTTTATATTTGCAAATCTTCCATTCAATGCTTCAAATGTAGTTAACATATCTTTAGGTAGCAAATCGATACCCATTGAATACATCTCATAACACGCTAATATTTTCTCAAAGTTGTTCTTATGGTATGAACTTGAAAAGATACCGTTTATTCTATTTTGAAAAGATACAACAACATCGTATCTAAATTTCTCAAATAATTCTATTACATAATCTACATCTTCATTGTTGATTCCTTTTTCTAACCAAAATGCTCGGATTTGTTTAATGTACTCCCGATGCATTCCCCACATTTCAGACAGTACCAATTGCTTTAATTCATCTGAATTGATTTTACTAAAATCGTTATCTAGAAATTCAACAAAAGAATCTGTGCAAACATTACATTTAAACTTAGCAAAATCACTACACATTCTAGACTTATTCGCATCAAACACTCCATTGGTGTAGAATTTCATGTGTGAAACGTCTTGCTTAACTCTTTGCAGCGTGTTGAATATATCGTGCGACTTCAAGTCCTTTATATCTTCCTCAACTTCTTTACGGTTAATTAACTTAGATATATCTTTGTGAAAATAATAAGTTAAAATACCTAAAACAATCACTATAAATAGTAAGTAAGGGGGTAAATTTATATGTGTTAAGAAATCGAACATTATATAAGCGGTGTTTGTTGTTTAGGTTCATAAATAGAACTTATTAAGTCTTTAACAAATAGCAATTCAGTAGGGCATTCGTCTAAATACCATAACCCTATAATTAGATAATATTCATTCTCAGAAATTAAATAGTTGTTATTAATATCCTGAATAGGCTCAAATTTAATAAAATCGTTTACTGAATTAATTAATATGTCCTTTTGCTCGTTTGTAATTAAATAAATATTAATAGCCATATCTCGTTTTAAATTCGTTAAAATCTGTTGTCATATCACCCGTACTTCTATACTCATTGAATATCTTTAACATTGAGCATCTACCATTTAAAAAGTAGCCAGTACTATCATAAGTTCCAATTTTAGCTGGTATAGTAGAAGAGTTAGTTGGTATAACAGTTTGTAATATAGAGTATTGTAAGACATTGTTAAAATATAACTCTAAATTTGTTCCATTAAATCTTAATGTTACATAAACCCACGTTGCATTCGCTAGTTTAGTGGATGTTTTAGTTTGAGCAGTAACTGAATTTCCAATGACAGTATAAAATAGTGATGAATCTTGCCAAAATGTTACAGTGTCTTTATTTGCGTTTAAATTTCCATCAGAATACAACATCCCAACACCACTATTAATATAAAACCAACCACTTATCGTTCTCGCTAAAGTGGGGCGAATTGCAGTATTATTAGATAAATCAACATATTGATTAGTTCCATTCATCGTAAAGTAACCTCCATTAGAAGTAGAATAACCAACACCATTAATTAAAGTAGCATTTTGCGTACCAATTAAATCTGTTACAGTTGTTCCACTTCCTGAATAAGACAAAGGATTCCCAGCATCAATAAACAACTTCAAAGAAGATGGATATGAAGGAGTAGCCGAAGCCCTTTTCATACTATTTATTAGTCCGTAGTACATTATGCTTGAATATTATAACCGATTACATCCCATTTTCCATCTGTACTATTGTAAATAACCCCTAAGTACATAGTCTTACTTATTACCGTTGTTGTCGGTAAAGTAACTCCTATTGCTCTGTAGTTAGTATCAAATGCTATTGTTCTAGCAGTTGCGTTGTCTTTTATTCTAATCATTAATGCCTGACCCTCTGTGAATGTTCCCGTTGGATTTGCTAAAGTTAAACCAACCGCTTGTTACTGTTTGAACTCGTGCATTTAAGAAAGTTTGATCTCCCGTGTTAGTTCCGCTTGAAGTTCCTGAGAAAGTACCACTTTGAGTTGCTAAAGTACCTAAGCCTGAAACATCTGTATTTGCTATACTCGCCCAATTTGCTTCACCATTAGCAGTAACAGACTTTAAAAACTTTCCGCTTCCCTCTGTTCCATCTGTTAATTGAATAGAATAGTTTGTCGCTCCTCCAGTTGCTCCGAATACTGCACCCTTGTTTGTTCCTCCAGCACCCGTTGCACTTGCGTTAACTCCAATCTTAACACCCGTTACACTTGTAGAAGTGAATGAACCACCAACACCATTTGAACCGCTTGAAGTTCCTGAGATACCAACACCCGTTGCTTGCGAGTTTTCAGAAACTAAAGTTGTGTCTGTTGAATTTGAAGATACTTTTATTAAGTTGTTTGATACTGGAGTAGTACCGATTGATAAGGTTGTTCCGTTATCTTGAATTAATGAAACGCCTATTGCTGATGAACTGCTCCATTTTGTTAAACGGTTCGTTGTTCCACCGCTCAGCAAAGGTTGGTAACCGCTTAAGTCTTGGTCGCCAGTGTTAGAACCTGACAAAGTAGTAACACCTAACTTTGTTTTAATAGTTGTAACCGTTTCATCACCCGTATTTACACCGCTTGTATTACCTATTAATGTACTTTCAGCACTTGTAATTAATCTACTTCCAACAACTTTGTCTACCTTTAAATCTAAAGCGGTTTTAACTGCATCTTGACTAGGTGCCGTTGTAGTAATTCCACTTGTAATTGTCTGAGCAACCGCAGCACCAACTAATTGATTACCCGTTACACTTTTTAAATCATAGTCTGTACCATTTGAAACACCAACTATAACTAAGTCGTTTGCTCCAATATTAGAACCCTTAGCGGTTAACTCGCTTATTTTTTTTATTACTGCCATATTAATTAATTATTTTAATCTCAATTGAATCACTGCTTAATAAGTCATCTGCTAAAGCACCCGCACCCGTCCAAGTTTTAATTGTTATAACTGTTGTGCTTGTCATTGCATATTCAAATAAACGATTATAAGCACCGCCACTTTTTTGGAAAAAAACAAACGTATTATTAGCTGTAAATTCTGCTACTGAATTAGTAATTGTGTACGTTCCAACTGCTGTACGTGCAAGTGTAATAGTTCCAGTTAATTGAGAATAACCGCCCGTTACTGTTGGTGCTGCTGTTCCCGATTGACTTATATTTGTTATATAAACTTTGTACGGAACAATCTGATTACCTAGTATTTTTTTAGTTGTAAATATCGTACCATTCCAATCATCAACCATCATAACATCGGTAGATTTTAAGGCTCCCGTTTTTGCTGTGAAATCTGTAAATTTTCTTTCTATTGACATATTTTTTAAACGTAAATTGTTTTAATTGTGTTTAGCCTAAATACCAATTTGTTAAATCTGTTTTTATTTTAGGTGCTATATCTTCGTCAATATTTGTTAAATATTCGGGAAACAATGGGTAGTTAAAAGCCATATATTTAATGAATCGTTCGGCATAATTCTCCGCAATTTTGCGTTCCTTTTCTACTAAATAATCAACTTCGTTTTTGCTGACAACCTCGCTATTTTCTGCACTATGTTTATACACTCCTTTATTTGTAATTGAATAGGCTATAAACGGGTACATCTCAACCGCTGTAAAATGAATAAGCATAGGCTTTACAAAGTTAGTAATCAAATTACTGTAATCACTCGTTAAGGTGTTCGCTGCTGTATCTGTTTTTAACTTGTTTAACAAATTACTACCTAGATATTGTTGAATGTAAATATCTTGAGCAATTTTGATAAAGTGAATAGTTTTGTCTGCATCTATGTTTCCATTCAATGCTGTGAATTTAACTAGGTCTTTATTTGAGATTAATAATACTTCTGCCATTTTATAAATTATTTAGGTAAAAAGCCTCTGTTAGGCATGTCAATAGGACGTTGGTAAACTCTCGAATCATTTACGGGTGCAATTTCACCTAACTTTCTACTTTGTGAAGCGGTGTAAGTTTGTGCAAGTGGTGAATTTACGTCTGATTTTTTTAAATAAGTTTCTCTTAACCAATAATGATGACAGTTACCTCCGCCTTTGTATAAGAATCTATCAAATGTGATTGCTCCATTTGGTCCCCATCCGATAGTTCTACCATCTTTATTTGTATAATGGTCGCCTAAATCAGAATTACTCATATTAACAATATCCTCTTTACGATAAACTTTATTTTGAGTTGTCATTTTAGAACAAAAAACTCTTGAATCTCCTGAAGTTTCACCCATATAACGGTAACGAGTTTTAAAAATGTTTCCATCTTGTTCACTTTTTGCATTTCCTCTCGCTATACCTGTACTAACTAATTTTGCTAAGAATGATTTTTTAGGTTTTAAATTTTCTAATTCTTCATCCAAAGCAATTTCTTCATCATAATCTACTTTGCGAGAATCTACTAAAAGCCATTCATCGTCTATTTCTTCACCTATTGATTCAAAATCGAATACTTCAGCACTTAATGTTGTATCACTCGCTACTGTTGGTTGCAAATTACTACCACCTTGCTCGGGAACTAAACCAACTAAACTTCTAATTTCGTTTGCGGTCATTGATTCAAGTACTTTATTAGCAACTAAAGGGCTTAAACTATTAATGCCGTCAATGATACGTTTAGAACCCCCATTTGTTAACTCACCGCTATTATCTAAAGGCTGTAAAGGTAAAAATTCAAGTTTTAAACTGATTGAATTAACCGCTAATATTTTATTAAATCCTTCTATAATTAACTCTTGAAACGGTCTAATAACCATGTTATCAAATAGTATTGCACTATTCTTTAATTCGTCTGCATTTGAGCTGAAACCCGTACTTGTTGAAATACCAAATAAAAGTGGTGAAGTTACGTTGTGTCCCACTAAAATTTTGTTTCTCGCTTCATCACTTAAGTATTGATATTGGTCCGCAGCCTTTTGCAATTGAATAGTATCAATAGTTGTTTTCGATTCGGGGTTATCGTTAAATGAAATAATAACTTTTTTACCCGTAGAACCAGTTAACTTGTTTGTAACGTCGTCGCTAATTTGTCGCTTCTGGTCAGGGGTCGCTTGTCCATTGTTAAAATTTAAAATACTCGTGGGCGCAAATGAGTTACTAACCTCATTTATAAGATATTCACTAACTTTTTCCTCTAATAAACAGTAATCTAAAGCACCTTGATAATCAACATATGAATAGTACTTCATTCCTGCACTATAAGGTTGAATCATTAGAATTTCAATCTCACTTTTTGAAGTTCCAAAAGCATCAAATCTGATTGGCTTGTACTCTCTAGTTTTTTGCCAGTTATCTGAATAGTAATAAGCCACTACATCACCATCTTCATTACACTTTGCAGAACGGACTAAGTTAACGGGTAAATGTAGAAATTGTTTAACCGTTCTGTCTTTATTGTAGTGTACTTGGATAGCACTTTGACCCAACATTTTAGTATCTGAAATAATACGTTTAATATCGTCCTTAGAAACTAAACTCAAAAAGTTAGCATAGTCAGTTGGTTTTTGTGAAGCATCTAAGGCTGTTATTCCACGCCCATAAATAAGTTTGCAAATATTATTTATTACAGCGTTATTAGTAGCCGAATTTTGAAACCTATCAATTAAAAAATTGTAATGGTTATTACCTTGCCCAAAATCTACCCAACCCTCATTTCTTTGCTCAGTAATTACGGGTGTAGTGTACTGACTTAACTCAATTACTTTATTCATATATTATAAAATCATTTGTCGTTTCTCGTTTGTTATAAATACCCTCATTTACCGTATATGGTAATGATTGATCTGTGGCTAAAACTTTACCTAAAAAACGAGTGTTTGTTTTTGAATCTCTGTAAATTCTCATTACATAAGTATGCCCCTCAATCAATCCACTAAAAGCAAGTGTAATTGTATGATAGTATTCAGAAGTTGTAAAAGTAGATACATTATAAGTAACACTTGTGTTTGTTTGTTCATCTGTTAAGTCTAGTTTATTATAGTCAGTATAAGAAGTGTTAACCCTAAAATTAAATATAACATTTGTTTGCTCGTCTTGAATTGGGAAAACGTCGAAATCTATATCCTCAGTTCTAGGAACAAAATTAAAAGTTTGTGCTGTCGTATCCGTTGTTAATACTATCATAGTTATTAAACGATAATGTCTTAAATTGTATTCAAAAAAAAAGGCTACCGATTAAGATAGCCTTTAAAGTAGTAGTAGTATTTATTAAGAAGTTACTAAAGTAGCACCAGTAAACAAAGTAAGCATCGCAGCCTCTGTTGTAGCATCTAATAAATTTGCATAACAAACTTCTTCACCTTTGAACGTTAATGAGTACCCATTGAAGTCAGCCATTTTCCCGCCTCCTGAAATTTCACCCCCCACTAGGTCTAAGCCATTCAATAGACCAGCAATATAAAACTTGCCATTATAGTCCTGCAAAATACAATGAGGCATGGAATAGGCCAATAATTTCACATTTTTTGAAGTTGCAGCATCTTGTTTTTTCAATTTTACACTTAAATTTTGCTCAAAATAAGTTGTTCCAGCGATTGGGTCCGCCATTATAGTTTGATTGAAACTATTTTCTCCTTTTAATTCAAATTTGTATAAAGTATCTACGTTTACAATTGTATCAATTACATCTGTGTTTGTTGCGTCGTATGTAATATCACTTTTTACAATTTGGTTATTGATAAAGTAAAGTGCTTTAAATCCGCCTACTGAATCTTTATCTTGTTCTTTTCTTCCGTTTGCTATTGTTATCGGCATAATGTTTTTTTATTAAAAAAGGGGTAGTGTATTTCTCACCACCCCTTAGATTATTAATTTAATTTAATTCCTATCCTCCGTAAAGTACACCTTTAGTAGCTTGTCCAACGTGTGCAGCCATTGTATAGATTGCTCTAATAAATTGAGTATCTCCGTCTGCTACTAGTTTGTCCACTGTAAAACGAGAAATATCATCTGCTAGGTCCGTCGCCCAAATTACAGCTGCTTTTCTTTGTGCGTAAGCCATTAAATTGTTAGGAGTTGGTACGAATAAAATCTCTACACCGTTGTAGTAACATCTTGCATCATTTGCTCCTGATTCAAACTCGAAGTTAATTTGTTGTGCTGCTCCTACTGAGTTGTTAGCAATACGTGCTAATTGTCTCCATGCTCTTGGTGCGTAAATAACTGTTGGCGAAACTGTATCTGCTAAATTTTCCGCTGGTATTGCAGCATACAGTAGGGCCATTTGCGCCGCTATATTGGAAGAAGTTACCGTTGTTCCCGTTACCTTAATATAACCACCTAAAGCAGAGTTATCATATAACACTTTAGAAAATACACCATCAACTAATCCAGCTGTGATTGAACTTACAGCCGTTTGAGTAGCCGCAGTCATAGAACCTTGTGAAGCACCAGGAGTTAATGCAGCAATAGCGGTTTTTGTAGCCGCTGTAATTCCACCCCAAAAGATTGATTCAGCATCTTGTGAAACTTGTGGCCCATATTGTGCTAATACAGTAGAAGCAAACTCAGAAGATTCAATGTTAAATGCTCCAGGATTCATTGAACGACCAAAACGACCAGCTCTTAATGATTCTTGTAAGAATGTTTGTTTGTACTCTAATTTAGTTGGTGTAATAATTCTGTCAGTAATGTTGATTGAACCTGAGTTAGATAATGCAGCACCCGTATATAATTGTGCTGTTACGTCCATACCAGCCTCTGTAAAAATTGTTCCTGCTTTTACGTCAGTTGCAAATGTTACATAGTTGTCTGAAATTGTTTTGTTTGCGAATAATACTTCTTCTAAGATTGGCTCAACTGCTGCGCCTCTTATGTCCACTCCTGTTAATGAAATTGCCATTGTTTATTTGTTTTTATTTTGTTTATAATGTTTTAAATCCTCTATTAACCATTCAATCTGTTCTACGGTTAATTTTCCTTTGCAATATGTTTTAATTGTTTTGCTTCCAACTGCTTTTAAGAACATTTCGTAATTTACACCCGTTTTAAATGGGTCTACAAAACTATCCATTCATTCTACTTTTTGCGTATCTGTATCTTTCTAATGAAGACATAGATTCAAAGTTAATCACTTCCTTTTTTTCGGGATTGTGTTTGATTGGTTTTACTTCTTCCAATTCTACAACCTCAACTACTTCCTCAACTTTAGACAATTCTAAAATCTTTGCTTCCAACTCCTCAATCTTCGCTTCTAACTTTGAGAAGTGTTGCTCCTCAACTGTTGAACGAACGATTTTTTTCGCTGTTGTTTGTTGTTGTACTTTCTCCGCTTCAACTGGCACTTCCGTAGGTTCTACTGTTTCAGCTTCTTCCTCTACCATTTCAACTGAAGCGATGATACCTTCAACTTCAACCTTTAAAATTCTCCCATCTGCTAACTCATACTCCCCAATCGGCAAAGGTACTGGTTCCGCTTCAGGCATAACGATAAAAACCGCTTGACCCTCTTCAAAACTTTCCGCTTGGATTGTAGTCATACCGTCCGCTAATGGTAAATCTTCCAATTTTGTTTCCATTCCTAAAAATGCTTTAATTGTTTTTAATGCTTCTTTAACATTTTCTTTCATAACTTTTTAACATTTAATTATTGATTTGTATTTATTTATTTACTTAACTTATTGATTTATAACTCTGTAACTATAACGTTAAAGTGTGCTAATGTAACATTGTTTGAACTTTGATTTTTTATCCATACTTCTAAATAGTCATCAACTGCCATATTTGTAACACATTGAATCGAATTAGATTGAGCTTTACCACTACCCGAGCAAGTAACATCAATTTCGCTTGAATCTACTTTAACACCATTCTTGAAAAAAGCAATATTTAATACGTTATTATTCCCGCTTGTTAATGAAATATTACATTCTGCTTTTACGTTTCTCGAGTTTACTGTATTTGTAACTCTATTGTTTGAATGTGTGAAATTATCGTTGTATAAACCTAATGTAGTACTTGAATTTAATTTGTAAAAGTTTGTTGTTGTGATCGTTGTTACTGAATTAGAAACTACATCGTAATAATTTATAAAACTATTAAATTTACTTCTAACAAGTTGTTGAAGAATGCCAGTTCCATTATCAAAATAAATTGAATCTGTCGCAGAAATATGGGTTGCTTCTTTGTATCTTACGTTATAGTTTAAACTCATTGATTAAGTCTTTAATTAAATCAATTAATTCTTCTCTATTATCTTCTTCACTCATTTTCAGTTGGTCCAATCCGTCGAACATTCCTTCTATTGAAATACCGTTTATCTTACCTACTTTAGCAAGTTCCCAAATATCATCGTTATAAACTTTTAACTTTACAGCCCATGCACCTTTTACAGCATTTAAATTATAAATATTAGTCTTATCGTTTTTAGGGTCTTCAACAATCCAACTTTCAATAAGACTAACTCCGTTAACTGGCTTTTCGTGGTCTATTGTAACGTTGTTTGCACGTAAATTCTTCAAATAAAGTTCCTGAACTTTCTCAACTGTTTGCTCTGAAAACTCTATATTAAAATCAATATTATCTTTACGTCTTAATATCTTTTTATTCGGCACTAAAGCAAGCCCTATTAACTCCCTTTTTTCTTCATTTACAACTTTTAAATCAACTTGTAAAGAGTTAAGCATTACCCAATCCTCCTCAATAGCGGGTTTATCTACTAAACTAATTGCGAAAACACCTTCTTTTAATTCGTCTTTAATTGTTAATTCTATCGTTTGCAGTTCTTTTTTCATACTATTACAATGTTGCGTTCCTTACTCTATTCCTATCTAATGATTGTGCTGTTGACATCGCACCACTTACTACATATGCCTGAACGGGTGCTTGTTTTAATTGGCTCAATTGGTTCAATCCGTTATTACCTACTATATTAAACGAAGGTGCTTGAATTTGTGCGTTATTTCCACCGCCACCGCCCGAAGGAGTTGAACCACCGCCACCGCCACTAGAACCGCCACCGCTTGAAAATTGTGTAGATGCAATTTTTTTAACATTTAATAATCCAGCAGTCAAAACAACCCCACCCGCTATACCTTTTATAATTGGTCCACCAGGAGTAGATGCGTATGTTGACATAACAGCCTTATAAGTATCTATTGTTGCGTTTGCTATATTAGCAGCCTTTTGAATTTTAAATGCTGTTTCTTGTTGTTTCCTAGATTTACCCGCAAATAATTCGGATAAATTAGCAATAATTGTAAATGTATCTTGAACCGCTTGTAGTTGTTGATTTTGTATTATTTTCTTTTCGGCTGCTACTTTTTTATCATTCGCAATTATTGCTTCTCCCGCTGCCTTATTTGCTGCTGCTGTTTTTTGTAGTGCTTCAACTTCTGATTTGTGCTTATCTTCATCGAATTTTTTAGCATCTGCTAACTCCTTTGCATCTTCTGCTTGTTGTGATATTCTGTCCGCTTGCTTCTTTTTAAAAGCCTCTTCATTGTCTGCGTTTATTTTGTCAAGTTTTGTTTTATTATCGGCTACTTCTTTTTTATCTATATCTTTTATTTGAAGTAATAAACCAGCCTTATCATTTTCTAATTTTACTAAACCTTTTTTATGCTCTTTAATAACTTCGTCCGCTTTTTTAGAAGTTTCCGAAGGGTCGAAAATTAAGTTTGCTATTTTATTATTAATACCGTCAAAATCTTTAAGTATTGTATTTACATTAAATTTAGCAATGTCTACTCCTGGTATCTTATTCAAGACTCCTATCGCTTCGTTGACAAACACAAAAAAGAACTCAGTTAGTTTCTTTTGTGGATAGGTTATAAAGTCAAGGAAACCTTTTAAATATTCTTTATTTCTTTTGGCTGCTGCAATTTGGTTTTGCTTTGTTACAAAATCATTTTGTAATTGAATTTTAGATGCTAATTGCACCGCTTCAATTTGAGCAATTTTATATTGTAGTATTTGCTTTTCGCTTTTACCTTGAAGTTTTAAAACGTTATCTTGTTCACCTATTTTATCTAACTTTTCATTTTCTAAAACAACATTTCTATTTACTTCCTCATTAAGTTTGCGTTGCTCATCACTTACACCGCCTACCAATTCTTTAATGTCGTCCCAATAAGCGTATAAAGTCCCTAAAGCAATTACTAACAAACCTATTCCCGTTGCTCCTATTGCTGTTTTAATACCCTTAAAAGTATCTATTGCAACCGCTTTTAATTGTTTAAATGAATCTCTCGCTTCTCCAAGTCCTTGCAAACCTTGAGAAATAGCCATAGCACTTTGAACCTTTAAAAGTTGCTTTTCTAAATCTTTAGACTCAACACCAACTAAACCTAATGCACCTTGATAAGCAGCGAATCCACTCGCTACACCACCCAAAGAACTTGTTAAAGCGTTGAATTTAGCGTCGGGGTTGAATCCTTCCGTTAATGCTTTTGCATCTCCTATCGCATCTTTTAACTCTGCGGCTTTTTTAGCTGCTTTAACCGCTTCGTCCGAAGTTGCTCCAAACTTTGCCGCTAAGGCTTCAACTTCTTTTTGTGCTTCTCTAAGTTGCTTTTTTAACGGTTCAACGTTCGTCTTTACTTCTAAATTTACTACTTTAGTTTCTGCCATTATTTCACCGCTTTTAATTGTCTAACTCCTTGCTTATATGCTTCTTTTATCGTTTTAGGTATTTCATTTTTACCCTTAACAATATCAATCGCTTCACTTTCTCCGTAGAAGTTAGATAAGGCTAACATTTCTAATATATTCTTTATCATTCTTGTAGTATTTCAATTGTATAAGCATCTGTTGAACCGTCTCTCATCGTTTCATCTACATCAATTACTATTGTTGCATCGTCTCCTTGTTGGCTTCTTAGATTAAACGAATCTTGACTAATTAGTATTTCACCACTTTGAGAAGTTAAAATATATTTAGGGTTAGGATTGGAAGGAATCGTAACTAAAACATTTGTATCTGTTGTAATTGTAGAAGTACTAAATGTAACTCCGGGTGTTACTGTCGATATGTTGCTACTTTGGGCTGTTGTGCTTAAACCAACTCCAACCTCAACCGTTCCACCTAAATCACCAACTGTAAATAAACCCGTTGAATTTCTAATCGGTCTGAAATCGTTTATTAATTCTAATTGTACCTTACCGTTTGTGATCTCAGAATTAATTGTGTTTATTAAATATCTTTTGTCTTTAATAACTAAACGATCATTTAACTTTAAAGAAGTAATTAATGAAATTGGGAAGTATGCTGTTAATTTTGTTAATCTATTTTTTGAGTTAAATAAATTCGATAAGTAACCAAAGTAATAATTAGCAAATAAACTATTTTCAATTGGCTTGTCATACCAAGTACTTGTTTCGGGTGCAAAGTTTAAACTATAAATTTGATTGTTGTAACTTAAATCATTACCAAATAATGCTAAATTAGTTTCTGTTGTTTCTGTCGTTCCATCATAAAATCTAATTGCTGTTGTCATTGCACCGTTATAATATAAAAGCACTGGCTTCGGGATATAAGATTTGAAGTCGGGATATTTTGTCAAACTATATCCAACTTGCATAGGTGTCGTGCTAAACTTACTAAATTGTAAATTTTCAAATGGTAGTTTAACGGTATAATCGCCTCCGTCGTAATCGTAATTCAAAGAAGTATCTCCCCACTCTCTATTTGAAGCATCTCCAAAGGCTCTATTAATAAAACTTTCGCTTTTCTCGTAGTTAAAAGAAATATTTTTGTATAATGGTAGCCTATCAATATTAATATCATTAACATCTACATACTTTGTAATGTCAATTACAGCACCTTTAGAATACCAATCATCTATTGGCTCAATTTGAAAAGTATTGAAAGCGGTTGCATAACAAGTTAAATTGAACTGTTTTAATATACCGCTAAAGAAATCCGCTACTGTTATGTTTGGAACATTTAAATAGATTGAGTTACTAGACGAACTCATTGCTAAAGCTGTGCTTTTAATTGCGTTAACTGTACCTATTAATTGAGTCGCTACACCTCCGTAATTTGTATATCTTGACTTACTTAAATTTAGAGTATATTTTAAATTTATAGAACTTTCAGAACGTACTTTTAACTCAATATAATTAAAAGCATTACCTAAAGTTATAATTGAATAAACAATACTATAATTTGAAGTATCTAAATTATAAGTTACTGTATTATTTAATAACCCGTTTAAATAAACATCAACATAAATAATAGTGCCAGGTGAATGAATGCTATCAATCCTAACAGCTAAACTATGTATAACATATTCGTTTACAGTTCCAAACAAATTAAAAACACTAGTAGTTGAATCGTAAGATGGTGAACCTGTTGTATCTGTAAAAGTATCTGAAGTCATTAAATAACCATTCATTTTATTGTCTTGGTTATCCGTATTTTTACACCAAAGAAACAACTTTTTGAATAACTCAGAATTTAGAAAGTTAGAATTGAAAGTCAATCCGAAATCTGTTTGTATTGCTTCAAATATCTTTGATACTTTTATAGCGGGAAACAACTCATTCCAAGTTAATCGACCAGTTGACGTGCTTAAATCTGTACTTGTTGCATCTCCATACGTCCAATAACCATCACTTGAAATTAAAGGGTAACGTACATCGTAATCTGTCGTAGTGTCTGTAATTCTCGCTTTAACTCCAGCAGCATTGTATGGGTTAGATATTGCTGAATAGTTTAAGTCTGAAAGTTTTTTATTACTAAATGTATCTTTTAAACTAACTAAATCACCATAGAAAGTTATTGTATAGTGTTCTGCTTTGCTATTCTTAACAATAGAACCCTCTAACTGAATTTTTCCACTTCTAAACGGTGTTTTGCCTACTTCAATATAGGCATATCGTCTTAAGTTATGATCTATTGCATTATCTACATCGTTCTGATAAAAGTATTCAAATATCTTATCATTGTTTGGAGTAGATGGAACGGTAAACGATTGCGAGAAATCTGTATAAACTTTAGATAAATCTTGAATGTTTTGAATTGAACTTGAAATGTTAATAAATTCATCTTTAAATAAATCAATTTTGTCGTAATTGTTAACCGTAGTTCCCTCAATATAAATATCAACTTCCCTATTCATATAATATCGTTTGTAAAGTTAAATTCTAAAGGATAGTTAATCATTTTATTATTGATATTCTTTTGCAAGTCTATTTGTTTAGTGTTTAGTTTTGCAGGTCTATTGTTTACCAATATCCTATCACTTAATAAAAGTTGTTTAATCGTTTCCTTAAATGATTCATCTACCCAACCGCTATTAACTTTTATTGATTCTGTCCCGTTAATATTAAATGTTTGTACTAAATTCTCTTGAGTGTTAAATGTCGTTTCGTTTGCTCTATAATTTTTATACTCAGAGTTAGAAACATTCATAGAATCAACTGAAGCACCTAAGAAAAACTCTCTTTGAAAAGCACCGTATTTATTTACAAAATCAATAGTTACACTTCCGTATTTATTCGCTTCGATAGGTTTAAAATAATACGTTTTTAAAACTGTATTTGAAGCGTTTAAAATCTCTAACTTATTACCGTTAGATAAGTAACTAGAATAAACTCTAAACGGTTGCAAAACTCTTGAATCTACACTTGTATAAGTTCTATTTGTTCCCGTTACCAAGTCAGTATATTTATATTTATAACCGCTTACATTATCAACCGATAAATCACCAGGATTTAAGTCTTTATTATAATAATAAGTACCCTCTGGAAGTAGATAAGCCCCTAAGTCAATATTAATTCCTTCAGTATTATAAACGTAACCATTAAAGCAAGTGTAACTAACCGTATCAATTAACGTATATGTAGAACCTATTAATTTATATCGTTTAATTCTAGCAAAACAAAAACTTTGCTCACTCATAAAATTCGGCTCAGTAGTTGTGTTTACAGTATAACTTAATGTATTTAAAAAGTTTTGTATATATTCCGAAATATCAAAATAACAAGTTGGAGCATTTGAAGAAGATATTAATTTACTTAGTGTGTAACTCGGTAACGTTGGATATACAACAACTCCATTTTGTGGTTTTTTTAAATAAATTTCAACTTTAGCACCAATCTGACTGGCTTCGTTGATTTCAATAATATACGGACTTTTTGCAAATATTCTACTCATTTTACTTTTGGTTGTTCTATTGTACTATTAAATAACGTAATTGCATCTAATCCGTATTTATCAATTAATTCTATTGGTAATTTACTAAATGCCTTTTCAAATGGTTTAGTAAAAAATAAACTTGGTTTAATTCCATGCCTAAATATTGAACGAGCGATTAAAAATTTTAAAGTTTGTCTACTTATAAATTTACCGTCCTTTCCTCTTGGTGCTATTCCTTTACGAACTATCCAATTATCTAGTTTGCTTGGTGGTGGCATTCCTTTTAAACCTCTTACACCACCTTTTGAAGTATAACTATACTTCCCATCTCTAACTACTTTTTTAGGGTTTCCGTTTTTATCTTTTCCTGCGGGACCAACTCCATTAACTCCTTTGTCCTGGTAATGTCCATAATCTTCCATTGAGAAGTAAACACCAAAAGAATTTTTCATTAACTTACTTTCACCCTTTATAGAGTTATATAGTTTTTTACTACTATTCTTTTTTAAGTTTGTTAAATTGCTTCTACTTTGTTGTATTATATACTTAACAAACTTTTCTAACTCTTTTTCAGTTTCTAACATCTCAATAAATTACCATTGTATTTTCTGTGGATATATCAAATGTCATAGTCCAACCCGCTACGGAATCGGTGAATTTATCAAAGAATGGTTCGCACGTTGCATCTGAAAGTATATCGTAATTTATCTTTAAACTACCCCTATACATTTGCTCATACAATCTGTTAAGTATTGCTAAAGTTGAATTCATTACATCGTCTTCATTATTATTGCCAACATACAAAGTAACTGTTTCATCTTTGCTAAAATCAACTGCATCCATACAAATGATAGAAATATTGTAATTAACAACCTGATTTGAAAACGTTGTATTGTTGAACATGATATGACAAAGTGGAAACATATTTTGTTTCTGCAATAATACTGCTGATAAATCCCCTTTAGTAACTTGATTAACTAATGGGTCGGTGTTTAATGTATCATATAATTTTGTAGATATATCGAAGTAACTCATTTTAATTGATTTTTCTTTATTTGATTAATTTCTATTTGTGTCTTTTGCTTCTCGAAAGTTAGAAAGTTAAGGACGGTAAATAATTCAAGTTTGAGAACTTCATCGAACTTTCTAAGGTCTCCTTGAGCGACTTGATATATTGATTGATACCAACCCCATTGTTTGCTAAATTGAGCTTCTTCACTAAAATCTGTTGGTTGCTCATCGTCAATGTCTTGAGGCTCTTCTCTAAATAATTTACTGTAGCCTTCAGTAACTCCTTTTCTAAATTCAAAAAAAAAACGTGTGCTGAAAGAGCAACTGATAAAGGTGTGTACTTCATCATCTCTCCAAACTCATCGACGTTGTTAAATGGTGCTATTAAATACTGCCCTTTCTTATTCTTTTCAATTATAGGACGATATAAAACCGCTAAGGCTTTATGAAACGAATCAAAGTTTACTATATGAGTTTCTGCTTCAATATATTCTTCCCAACTAATCTTATCGAAGTTAGGAATTAAGCCAAGTTCTAATTCGTTAATTTTAAATGTCGTTTGTAGTTTTGGAATCTCAGAAAATAGTTTATTAAAATGATTAACCAATTCAACCATATCATTGAATTTAATCTTAACTACTTCTTTCAATTCAATGCCACAAAATATCTGAATCATCTTTTGCCCTAAAAATTCAGGGTCCGTATTGTTCTTGCAAATATCCATATATTTTTGGTAGTGAAGCAATGGAATTTCACTTAATGAAGTTGGAATTGTTAAATTTAATTTCATAGTTTTTAAACGTTTAATTTTGTAAATGTGTTTAGTAAATAGAATAGTTACCTTTGTTTGGATTGCTTAATTGATAAGATACAGCATACCTAACAGCATCAAGTGCATGGTTAAATTTATCTATCGGAGTTTCTGACTTACGCTCTAACCATGAGTAATTATTCAACTCTTTTATTAAATCAATCGAATCGCAATCTATTATCATTTCGTAATCTCTTAACATCTCAATACCTTCTGTAATCTTATGCTTAACACAAGCCACAACATTATTTCCTTGATGTTTTAATTCACTTATCAAACGTGGTTCTGCATTGTCTCCAACTATTAAACCGCCTTTAGTAAAATGATTGTTTAACCTTGCAAGTTTTGTCGTTACTAATTGAGTTTGATAAATATGTAACTTTAAATAAATTAACTTTCTACCCTTAT